TCCAAGGCTATATCGAATTCAAAAACCCCGTGAGCCTTCAATGGCTCAAGAACAACGTCTCAAACGAAGCGCACTTCGAGCCTCGCCGTGGTACGCAAAAACAAGCGTACGATTACGCAACAAAGGAGGACACGCGGGTCGCGGGTCCTTGGGTGGTTGGTGAATATAAAGAGAAGGAGCCAGGGCGGCGCAGAGATATCGAGGAACTTCGTCAACTAATCGTGGACCGTACACCTATCGACGAAATCATCAGATATGGACCCGCCGCAGCCGTCAAACTGGGAAGCCAACTGCGAGTCGCCGCGGCCTTGGTGGCTCCACGACGGGTTACGACATTTCCCGGACTATGCGTCGAGTGTTACTGGGGAGAAGCGGGTTCTGGAAAAACAAGGAGAGCGTGGGACATGGCTGCAGCCCGGAACCCCACGAAGCCCAACCCGTATGTAAAAGCAGCGGACAACAAGTGGTGGGACGGATACGACGGTCAAGACGTCGTTTTGGTCGACGATTACGGTGGTAGAGGATCTGTTTTTCCCATTAGTACCCATCTTACATGGACCGATATATATCCAATCCACAACTTAGAAATTAAAGGGGGGTTTGTTAGTGCTAATTGGAGTTTAATGATTTTTACTTCAAATATTCCCCCATCTGATTGGTTTCCGGATGCCACCCCTGATAGAATGCAAGCAGTTATTCGTAGATTTACAAAAATTGTTTATTTTGGAGATGATCCAGTATGGAAGACAATATATCCTGAAACTTAAGCATCGAACGGAGTGGCAACAGGGGCTTCATATTCTTGAACAATACGGCCATCGGTAATAACAGGATATTGGCCTTGGACCCAAACATTACTGGCTTTAACCTGGGCTTGACGAACCAAGGGAACTTGACGAATAGTATAATCAATGGTATACACAATATTAAGAGCAGCACCGGTAGTTGTAATGCTGGACTTTGAAACTTCAGAATTGATGGGTTGACCCCAAATTTGCAGAACAAGCCATTTGGTGCGCTTATTATTAAGCGGCTGTACAAGTTGATGGCCGCTGCTAACGACATTTACTTGAACAGGCGGAATAGATTCGGTTTGGGCGACAGGAAACACAAACCCTCCGGTGTTACTATCAGAAAGATATTTCTTCGGATCCCACACCCAATCTTTACTATAACGAAATTGTTTAGTCATGCATTCACCGGGCTGAAGCAATGATCGAGTTTTCTTATAAATTTTAAATTTAGAAAAGAATGGTGAACACTGAAAGAGGCTAGATCCAATCTGAAATACACCGAGATTATCAGATGTAGGTGCTTCACGGAATTGACTGGATGCACCTTGACCAAGGTTATTAATAGTATCGCTATTATCAATATGAGCAATCCATGTTAACGGCGAATTGAAATTTGCGCCAGAACCAACAGGTTTAGCATATATTTCATATACATCAGCATAGACACAAACGTTTGTTGGATTTGTCATGTACATATCACACACAACGTTATTCACATGTAACTTGTCGAGATCAAACCCGCCATCAGAGCTAGTATTAAAGACACACTTGCGACGTGCTTCCAACAAATCATTGTTGGCTTGGATAACGAGTTCATTACATGCGGATTTGCCAGGCGGCGCTTGCACACGCAACGACCGTTGGACAACAAAGTGAGCTTTCTCAGAACCCGCATTAATAACAGCGTTGACTTTACGCGCAAATCTGCGATAACGACGAACTTTCTTATAGTTGCGTCGCGGTTTCTTCCATTGAACTTTCCTAAAATGTCCATTGAAATTAGTATTCGACGTAGACTTATTCGAACGGCTTTTATAGGAATTATACATTCCATACGCAGCACGGCCGACTTTAAACGCCGTCGAAATACCGCGCGCAATTCGAGCCATCTTAGACGTGGCTGGGGCAGTTTTACGAGTCGGAAATGCCTGGCGAAATACCCTCTTCGACATAGTTGTTGTATTTTTGTGGTTTGAATATTAAATTGAAATTAATTTTTCAAAATTTATAGGTCACGTGATGGCACAGAGGTTGGCACAGGGCACAGAGGTCTGTAGGTAATACTAGACTACAGACCTCTGTGCACCAATCAAATTCAACCATTGATGTTTGCCCTAACCCTTCGTTCAACCATGGATGTTTAGGGGCTTTAATATATAACCCCCTAACCCCCTAACCGGGCGCTACCGCGCCCAGGGCGCTACCGCGCCCCCCTAACCCCCTAACCCAATGGCGTTCGGGGGCTGGTTCCAAATCGGGACATTTCCTAATCGGGACATATGTCCCGATTAGGAAATAGCCCAATTGGGAAATAAATTCCCGATTTGGATTAGTTTCAAATGTATTTAAGGAGGCACAGATTTCGAATTCTAAAATTTCAATTCACAACCTCCCAATCCATACTTACCATGTCACGTGCTCCAAGACACCGCAACTGGGTTTTCACCTGGAACTTCGAAGACGCCCGCCCGGACATACCGACGGACGCGAACATGATACTGGTGGCGTACCAAGAGGAGGTCGGCGCGGCCGGCAACAAGCACCTCCAAGGCTATATCGAATTCAAAAACCCCGTGAGCCTTCAATGGCTCAAGAACAACGTCTCAAACGAAGCGCACTTCGAGCCTCGCCGTGGTACGCAAAAACAAGCGTACGATTACGCAAC